GTTACTAATAAATCATCTGGAGTAGTACCAACTTGTACAATAAGAGTTGTACCTGAGGGAACTACATGAAATACTGCTGCATTATTAATTAGATCATAATCAGCCCTTGAGATGAGAGAACCATCTATAAATACTTTTAGATGATCCTCTGAAATAATGTCGAAATCAGAAGAGAAAATCCTTTGGCTACCTATTGAGGTAAATACCTTATCTACTACTGCCATACCCTATACACTCCTTGTGGATTTTCTAAAGACTTGACCACGCCAAGACATAGATGTTAATCTAAACCCGTCACTATTATTACTAACAATAGACACGTCTAAGTTTCTTACGTTACCTGTTACTGGATACCTATGAGCTTGATGAGGTGTTGACCTCACATTAGTATAGGTACTCGTTATACCACCCTTCACAACCTCTACTGCATACTCAGAGGGATCTTCCATGTTTAGGGATAAATCTCTTAGTACAACTACATTCCGTAATGAATCTAGGGTACTAGGGGTAAGACTAAATCCCCACTTGGGTAAATCTATTCTAGAATGAATAGGCTTGGCTGCTATAGTAGTATCAAAACCAAGATCACCACTTACAGAACCTGGATAGTTTTGATGGTCTTCGAACACTACCGTTCCACGATCAACATCATTTACGTCCAGAGTTATCTTCTCTAACCACCTAGTGACAACTCCACCAACAGTATGCTTAATCTTTAAGAGAAGTTTATTCTCTATTACATCAATATTAAATACTTCTTCACCCTCTCCTAACTCCCATGTATGCCAAGCGGATTGAGTCTTCTCATCACCACTCCATGAGAAATTATATACATAAATCTTATTAGAATTCTCTACCATAGCAAATAGCATATCATGCCTACTTGATACAGCTATCTTTACAATACCCTTAGGTACATATTCAGGGCAATGAGCTGTAACATTTGCAGCTTCATTGGTAGAGGTATCAGGAGCTACAAAGTACTCCCTTATAATACTACTCTCACCCTTCTCCGTTACAAAGTAAACGTTAGGTCCAATAACTCTAGGTATAACATAAGGGTTAATAGAATATGCAGTACTTTGTTGGATATTGACATCTTTTGGAGTAAGAGTATCTTCAGAAGAGAGAATAAACTGAGCTTTCTCTCCAAATACTAATAGTTCTTTATTATATGGAACAGCATACACAAGATTAACAGCATGATTACTATCTACTCCAACATCAATTGGATCACTATCTAATACATCTGTAACTGAAGTTGGAAAGAAATTATAGTACTCTCCTACTTCTGAAAATATGATATTTCCTTTGGATAATAAGCCTAGCCTATTCTTATAGAAGAACACATCAGAAATCTTATTATCAATAAAGGAAGGTGTACCTGCACTGTCTTCATCCCCAACCTTACGTTCCCCCCAAGTAATAGAACTCATAGTGAAGCTACCACCTGCTGTTCTTTCAAGCTTGTGTGGCATAGAGACAGGATCTAATGTATTTACTAATCCTGGTTTACGTGTTTCTTTATAAACACCACCCTCAAACTTAACCCAGAAATTACCAAAGTTATTTGTATCATCACCTGCTATCTGTATAACAGTTCCTGGGTATCCTAAGTCTTCAGGTAAGTCTTGTAACCTCTTAACAGTACCCTGCCAACTCTTAGAGGCTTGATTACCCCATGAATCTGCCCCTGTGTAAGGGCTGGTACTAGAAACTCCTGTATACCTCACTACAGAACCTTTACTACTACCATTTGCAGGTGTGGACAAGGCTGTTGCGATAAGGGTAGAGTCTATATCTGTATTAGAATCGACAGACCCACCTGTACTATCATAAATATAGTACGAATACATATTAGTAGAGTCTCCAGAAGTTCTCTTTACCCAATAAAAGAAGGTCTCATCCCAATCTGAATCATCTGCATCTACAGTAGTTGTTGTAGCGGTTTCCTTTGTTTTATTTACAATAAATGTAGTATCCCCTACTGTAGTCAAGCTATAACTATCCCTAGCTTTAGATCCAGTTGGTAGGGTTAAGTAGCTGGACGCTTGGAAATCCATACTACCTACAGGCAATCCTGTATCTGTATGGTACACCCTCCAATATCCATCTTGAACAACTACACAGTACTTTTCATTACCAACACCCCTGTCATAAGTATGAATAAATACATCATCAGCAATCTCTCTTCCTGTAGAATCAGCACTTACTGGTCCTTGTAAGATACTAGGATTCCTCTTAACCACACCCCATACAGGATGTGGGTGACAATTAATCATCTCATTTACTTGATTATCAAACTTCAGTGTATCTGACTGTTGAGAAACCCCATTGATGGGAGCTACTAATGTTGTTGAGTGTAATGCCATCTTTATCCTTAAATACCTCTAGGGTTGCTTGATCTATTCTTAACTCTATTATTAACACTATTGTCGAATATATTATAGTGAGATGTATCAATATCATGCTCTAACATGCTTAATCTAGCTTGTTCTTCATCATGCATTAGGACCTTAATAATATCCCCAGACCCAAGCAATCTACTTTGTGTCACTCTAGCTGTTTTTAATGCAATATAATAAGCAATAGCATGAGGTAAATTATCAAAATCTAAATCCCAAACTATATCTACTTTTACTGATTGTCCTGCTGTAAATAAAAAGGTGTGATCCTTTTTATTATATAATTTATTATCTTTCATGATATAAGGTTGGTTCTCAGAACTTTCTAACCTTAGAATACCACCAGCTAATGCAATATAACCTGAAGAGTCAGCATTTAGGACCCAACTAGTGTCTGTATTACAGTTCATACCTTTAGTTAGAACTTCTCGTTTAACTTCAGCTAAGATACTCTCTGCAATTGTAGCTTCATATACATCAGCAATTACTGTACTTGTTGTAATTGGTATCTCACCAATAGTTTGAAGTGCTATGTTAATAGCTTCTATTTCAGTCATATGCCTATCTTCTCTTTAAAATTAAAAAAAAGGGCAAGCCCGTGAGGACTTACCCTATTCTTTTACTATAAACTCTTAGACTAGTATTAGTCGTTTGAGGTTAATTTAATGACACAAGCATTGTTCAATGTACCGAAGCCCATTGCATAGCTTGAAGTCATTAAATCACCTAATTTCTCAGGGATATAGTTTACTTCTGATTTGATGTCAAGAAGTTTAACAACACCAACAGCATGCTTAGTAAACATGTAAACATCAGACGTACCAATGTTATTAGATACTAAGATGTTGTGACCAGCTACCTGAACAACTTTACCAGTATCAATACCACCGTTACCACCTTGAGTCATATCTTTATGAACAGCACCAGATTGTACTAATCTGTTGTAGTTCTTAGGAGATACTACTACGAAACGCTCACCAGGGATATCTGACTCATCCATGAATGTCTGAGCATCAAATAGTGAAGCTAGAACAGCGTCACCTTTTGTACCAGATGTAGTAGGAGTAGCTGTATCAATAGTCATTTTAGATACTGCAACCATATTACCAGCTGTAACATCTGCTGCGATAGTAGCAGCTGCTGGATGATCTGCTAAAGCTTTATACACAATACCAGACTTAGTTGCAAAGCCACCTTTTACAAAAACTGTAGTAGAAGCAACCCAATCTTGTGATGCACCCCACGGTTGACCTTCGCCACCTTTAGTGTCATCAGCATTACCAGCGTTAGTAATAGCTAAGTCAAGTTGTGAAATAACTGCTTCATCAACAGTTTTAGCTAGACGATTACCCATCTCTGTAGAATACTGAGATCTCGTGTCATAGTGAAGCATAGCCTCTTCGAAATTATCTACGAAGACTGATGCATATTGTAGTTGACCAATTTCAATTACACGTTCACCTGCATTGATTAGGTTAGGAACAACATCACTACCAGGAACATGCGTAGTAACTGGTTGGTCATATTTACCGATAACTGCGAAAGATGCAGATTTACCGTTTTGAATAGTACGTGATTGTACTAAAGGTAGAAAGATATTCTTTTCTTCAAAGGCTGTTAAAACCTCACCTGAAAAGACCTTAACTGCCATACTTCTATTGGAGACGGTACTGGTGATCCGACCATCTCCGATACCTTCTGAAATGCTTGCAAATGAAGCCATATTTTATTTCCTTAAATTGTTTTGTTTATAATATTGCGTAATAAGTAACTAAAGGTATTATAGTTGGTATCCTTATAAACACACCTCAGTGGAATTTACTTTGGGCAACAAAACAGACTTTCTTACTTGTAGGTGATATAGTAGGGGAGTTATGAGGGGATGAGAGGAGGGTATCCCCCCATTCCCACACAAGACAATGAGACTTCTACTATATCTGTAACTCTTAGTATTTACTTAGAACTACTCGTCTCTGAACTTCAGCACGAAATGCTGAATCCTTCTTGTACTGTGGAGATGCCATATCTTTCATCATCTCTTGTTTACTTGCATAACCACCATTTCTATTTCTAGTGGTATTACCTTTAACTAAATTAGGAGCTTGTCCTGACTTATATAAAGAGTGTAATCCTTGAATAGCAAAGGAAGCTTGGTCCTTATTTGCTAATGAGTTGTTAAAAGCTTCAATTTGTGTTTGCTCTAAGTTATCAACAGCCCAAGCAATCATACCTTTATACTCATCCTCTCCACCTACTGTTTCATAGATGTCACCTAAGCTTTTCGTTTGTAAAGCTTCTTGACCTTCGATATAAGCATCCACCATTTGTTTAGGGATACCTTTATCTTGTAGCATATCATAAGTAGCATCAGATAAACCTCCAGACTCTTGATACTCTCCCTCCAACTCAGAATAGTCAATACCTGCACCTTCAGCCACTTCCTTAGCTTCAGACTCTTTTGAATCTCCATCTTGAGATTCTGTAACTTCTTCATTACTTTCTTCATCTGATTCCTTCTGTTCACCTAACTTAGATTGTAGATTTTCATAAGCCTTCTCTAACTCTTCTACAGACTTATACTTACCAGCTAACATAACCTCTTCATCAGTCTGACCAATGTTACCAAGATCTTCCTGTTGTTGGTCAACTTTATCTGCCATCTGTTGATCGTACTCTGGTGAGCCTACCTCTACTGCCTCTTGAACTTCTGCTGTATCTTCTGCCATGCTATTTCTTCCTCTCTCTTTTTATCATTACTATATTTCTATTGGGTGGGAGCTTCCTCTTCCATACCACCAGCTCCCATAGCTTCTGCTGCTGCCATACCTGCCATACCACCACCCTGTTGGGCTGCTGAGTCTAAACCTTGCTGACCAGCTTGCATCATCATAGCCTGTTGCTGTTCTTGTTGCATTTGCTCTTGAGACTTAATAAGTCCAGCAGTCTCAATACCCAGAGATGTACCAATCTGCTCAATAACTGCATCAACATTCGTATGCTTAGAAAAGATCTCAGGTCCTAATAACTGTTGTAGTGTCTGTGCGAACTGTACTAACTTATTGTAATCATGTCCTCTACCTAAAGCTTCTACACCTGTAACAATCACAGGTTCTACCAACCCTTCTGGGAACTTAATCTTAGTAGATTGCATAAGAAGTTTAATCAAAGGTAGTTGTAACTCTTGAGTTAGGATACTATAAATACCACCTAGAGCATCTTCTAACTCTCCAGCCATCAATCTTACTTCTTCGGCTGTAACTCTCTCTGCATCCCTACTAGCACTCTCATTTAATAAGAAAGCTGCTGCAAGTCTACGTTGAATGTCACTCATAGTCTGGTAAGCAATCTGAAGATCATGAGATTTATTCATTTGAAGAGTAGAAACATCTGAAGCTCTACCCTTAATGATTGCACCTGAAGGAGCTTTAGCTACATTAGACACTAAGGTTGAACCTACAGGATCTACGAAGAATAAGATTTTAGATGCTGCTGAAGATGCTTCTACAATAGACATCACTAGACTCTCTAAGGACCTTAAATCACCTAAGTATTGCTCTACCAAACCTCTACCGTAATTTTCATTATGGATAGAAGTCCATCTTAATGGTAAGTATGGTAGTGCTTCTTTCTTGTAAGAACCTCTAGTTCCTTCTACCTCAATACCTAGAGCTTCTTGATACACTTCAAATTTATTAGCAATCCACAATACTTGAGTATAGAGATCTACTTCCTTATCTGGATCACCATCTGCTTGCATACTTTCAGGTAAGTCATCAAGGTTGACCTGTTCTTTGGTCATAATCTCTTTAACTACACCCTCTGGGCTACGTCTTACAATATAAGAGTTTAAGTTAAATACCCTAGTTCCATCATCTTTATCTCTATGAATTAAAGCATTACCAGTAGCTACTAGAAGTTTTAACGCCTCAAAGACAGGGACTCGTAGTGCTTCCCTCTCAATTTGAGACATTAAACCCCTCTCTAACTCAGCTAACCTATCTTGAACCTCTTGACCAATACCTTGATCTTCTGCTTGAAGTAGTGCTAACTTGTCTGGTACAAACCTAAAGAAAGGTGAATTAGGTGGTAGTAAAGAGAGAAGTAGTTTACTAGATAAATTATTTACAGCCCTTGCACCTAATGATTGGAACGGAGTCTCTAAATCTGTTTCCTCAGTATGTGAAACATCTAAAAGAAGAGATGGGATAGTAAGCTTAGTGCAGGACTTAGCTCTCTCTAAAACAGAACTACGTTCTCCATCCAACTTACTCCATCTAGACTTTAATGATACGATTGATACTTCTTCTTGAGCCATATTTAATTACATCCTTACTATCATTTTGGAATAGATAGAGCTGATCTACCCTTTCTCTTTTTAGAGACTGTTACAATATCTTTTGCAGATGCAGCTCTCTTTTTCCCTACACCCTCACGAGTTGCTGCAAACCTTCTACCAGTGGACCTACTTGCATTCCATTTACTCATAGCTTCGGCATGCCTTATATCCTCTGCTGCTTCCCACTGATCTATAGTCTGAGCTTCTTTTTGAGGAACACCTGCAAGATTAGCCATAGTTGCACCCATACTCGGAACACCACTGTCACCAGCTATCGTTCTCTGTGTGGGTGTTTTCCGCATCATTTTTTTTTGGGCGAAAGATAGCTTACGTCTTTTAGGTTGAGGGTTTGGATCTCTATTTTTCCGTCTGCTTCCCATGATTATCCTACCTTTTTAGGAGTAGCATAACTAACTCCAACACCTGATGCAGCCCCTTTACTTAAAGGAATCTGTAACCTAGTCTTACCTTTAGATAACCTCTTAAGTT